AGGGGTTGCCGCCACCCGCTGCCTTGACTTGGGCAAGCTGGCCACCCGGTTCAGCGCCGACAACGAGGACGTTCACATGTGAGACTGCATCCTTCATGTCGAACTTGGCTTCAAGAGCCTTGGCCTGCATGAAAGCGCGGGATTCGCCTTTGGACAAGTTTTCGGCTTGGCCGGTGATAGTGATGGGGACGTAGAAGTAGCGCAATGTTACTGTAGCATTGGTGAAGTTCTGGTTGAGGGCCGCACCGACGCCGGTAACGCCTTCAGGCCGGAACCCCATCCCCCAGTTTGGGCCAACACGGGCGAGGAATACATACCCGCGCACACCCACATTGTTGACGGGCTTGCCGAACTTGCTGCCGTCGCCAAATAGATTCATCACTGCTGGCAAAGTCGAGACTTGTTCCTGAATCGCCCCGTACACGATCTTCATGTCGGGGAGATAAGTAGTAGTGTCAAACCCCGCCGATAAGCGGCATGAAGAATAGCGGAGCAAAGTGGCCGTGGCCAGTTTTAATGGCAACCACGGACGCTATTGCAGCTACTGCCGCAAATATCAGCTTCCATCCTTTCGATTGATTAAACATCGTAGAGACACCTCTCGTATTAGATTGACGAGAGCGATTCCGTCGATACGCTCGTAACCCTGACGAGGGGTCAGTACGTCACTGCGGGTGCCTGCGATACCCGAGAATCACGCAGACGAATCCATCATCCGCTCTAGCTCGATAATGTCACTTCGAGCATTGGTGTTGCGGATGCGCTTTGGATGATTTTCCCTTGTCATCCACACTTTGCGCGAAAATGTCCTGATCCTGTGACAGTTGGAGCATACCACTTCACAGTTTTCAAGCTCCTCTAGCAAGTATTTTAGGGATAGATTGCTGGCTACCAGCTTGCCGATGCTGTACCGCTTCCGCCCTCTCACATGGTCAAGGTCCATCACGGAAAAGTGGTACTTCTGCCCACAATCAGCACAGGGAGTCTCAGCCTTTAGCTTCTGCACGTACTTCCGCTTGGCCTCGCGTCTGCGATGATAGTTTAGTTGTGTGCTCGTCTGTCCCATCATATCCTCACGTTGAGTAGGCCGGTTTGTTCTGTGCCGTGCGTATCGAGTCGGGGTTGCTAATCATTTCCTCCAACCCGCCTGGAACTTTACCGGCTGGGGGCTGCTGCCGCTGCTGCCCCGGCCTCGCCGGTACTGTAGTGCGCCGCCCCTCCATCGCCTGCCGCGCCAGATAGGCGGCATCGAACATGGCGGTGAAAGTCTGGAAGGCCTTCTGGATCGGGGCCGTCTTGCCTTCAAACTTGAGGGCCTTGAGGGCACCCTCGTCATACTTCAGTACTTCGGTGACGCCCGTGAGGATAAAGTCCTTTAGCTCCGGTGGAGCAGCGGTAAAGTCCATACCCCCGGCCTTGAACGCATCACTGGCCAGTTGCGTAATGGTGCGCTCAGTGAGGAGATTGGCTTCCTGGGTAATGCGCTGATTCTCCCGCTGCTGAATAGGGGACAGTACACGCTCGGCAATGCCATTCAGCTTCTCTTCGAGGGAGCGTTCGTCAATGGCGTCTTTGTCCCCGGCAGCGGCAGCCTCCGCTTGCTGGTATTCCTGCTCAAGCTGGCGCAGCACAGGGAGGAGGCCATGGGCCTTGATGGCGTCGGCCACTTCAGCTTCAGTGATGTTCAAGGCATCGGCCATCCCTCTTACTTCGGTGTAGACCTGCTGGTAGTTTTGCTGGAACGACTGCACCTCAGTGGGCTGGACATTAAGTCCCTTCCACGGCTCATACTGTTTCTGCAACGTCTCCAAGTCCGTCTTGAGCTTATTGTACCCCTCGCGGAACTGCTGTGGTGCCGACTCCCAGTTGATTGCGGCGGGGGCAGAGGCCGCAGCCCCCCCAGTACCCCCGCCAGCGCCAGTTGGTACACCACCGCTTCCGCCACCGGCACCTCCATCACCGGAGCCTGTAGAGCCACCAGCGTCGGGCGTGATCGTGGGTGTGGTGGCAAAATTGAACTGCATTGGCGTAAACCACATTGACTTTTTCCAGTAGCTGTTCACTTTACGATCTCCTTTACCATCTTTCGCTTCCTCACCGTATCAATACTGTCACCCTTCATCAACTGTTGGGCATCTTCCCAACTGAGTTCGTCATCGTCACGCCATGCGGCACAGACATCACCGCCGTCAACCGAGTGTTGAAGGACACGGCAGGCACCCTGAGGCGCTTCCCACTTCTCAACCGCCCCTTGTGTAATGTAATGGTCGCAATCGTCGCCACCGTCAACACCACCACAGTTAGCACCGCCAAACTCCTGGCCAACCTCCGGTGCGTTAATCCATACAAGGCCGATTTCATCAGGGTTATCAAGACTATTATGGTACTCAACCTTCCCCTGTCGTGGCGTGGCTGTGTACTCCTGCAATGAACAGCAGGGCCAATACTCGATGGGGTCGCCACTGTCGGTGTGGCCAATGACCGTGACAACTTTGATGTCGGGGCCGAGGCGTTCACAGGTAAAGTCCGCCGTATGTTCTTTACAGGTGTAGCAGGATGCCGGTTTGTCCCCAAGTTCGGACGCACGGGTGAACAGAACATCGGCATCGTGTAGTATGGGGACACCATAGAAGTCAGGCTGGGATTTATCCCGCCGCATCGAATCAATCTTGGGTAGCTGTTCAGGCCCATACTCTACGAATCCCCCAGGTTCAGCCTTCGACTTGAGATCATCACGCCCCATGTTAGTAAGGTGCCGAAGTCCAGCCAATGACCCCGGCCAATGGCCCAGCCGTCGTCACAAGCACACACACGTTGTCACCGGCCACTATAGTCCTTGCCACGACCCCGACTCCACCGCCGTAGTTGACGTTGCCATTGGCGGCAAATGCCAAGCCCCCCGCTGCCGTAGTGTTCCCCACCATGGCCTTGGTGTTGGTGGCACAAGTTGTACCTGTACCCTCAACGATGGATATGACATCGGCGGCAGCAGCATTGAGGTTGTAGCTGCAAAGGTAGATGAACATATTGGCGTTGCCCGCAGTAATGATCTGGGCCGAAGCTGCCAAGTTGGAGATAGGGGTGAATTGGTCACAGGCAATGTTGGCGAAAGTAGAGGGAGGAGATGCCTTAGCAATCGGTGGATGTACCACACGGTCAGTTAGGTATAATACTGCTACCCAAAACAGCATACAAACCATTAGCAGTGTAGTTAGTGTTGCTCGTTTCATTGTGCCCCCTGTACTGGTGTCGGCTTACCCAATCCGGGTGTCTGCCCCTGCACATTCTTATTCATATCGCCAGCTTGGTCGAGTGCAGTTTTCTGGATTTCGCCACTAGCCGACATAGCTGCCCCACTATGCGGCCCCCCCTTACTGAGAGACTTCACTGACGCCGCTGCTGCCGCTGCCGTAAGCTGCTTGGTCATCCCGGCAATCTCCTGCTGGTCAATTTCGTCCTGTGTGGCCATAATGTGGCTAATGAGGGCTTTCTTGGCCAGGGGCTGCCACTTCTGGAAGTCGCGGGATTTGGCCGCGTCCTTGTGGAAGTATAGGTGGATATTCAAGTCCTCAATTAAGGGGAGGGGCTGAATGTTGGGGGGCTTGTACGGGTCACCCGGCCCACCCGCGCCAGTCTTGAATAACTGATTCTCAAGGCGGGCATTGGTGGCGTCACGGTTGAAAGTCTGCATCAGGCCAGTTTCGCCAAACAACTCGAACACTTTAGACTTGATAGAGGGATCATTAATATCCAGTGCGCCTTTGTCGAACAACATCATCATTTCCTGGCGACGCTCATCACGAGTCTTGGGCAGCCCGTGTGTCGTTGTCACCCATTCCGTGGCCTTGTCGAGATCGGCACCAATGAACGCCTTCACCTCATCTTCGAGGCCGGGACCGACAATGGCGTTGAGTTGGATTTCCGTCATGTAGAACTGCATAAACTTCACATACTTGCGTACAGTCTCACACCAGAAGCTATTCCAGTTGTTGGAAGGCTTGCCGAACATTAGCTCGGCCTGGGAGCGCAACTGCTGGATGGCCGAGGCAGCAGTGATAGCGCCTTCCTGCTGGCCACGGAAGGCATTTACCGCCATTGAGATGTTCTGGAACTCACTGTGGAGATTGTCGCGCTGCTTGTAGATGCCGTCGTCCAGGTGGCCAGATGGGAGACGCGAAGGCACCTCACTCGTGGGGCTGATCTTGCGGTACTTGATGACCTTATCAGCACGCCCGGTAATTTCACTAACGATAGTGGAAATATCCTGCATGATGGGGTCAACGGCGCTGGTCATGGCGTGCAGCTTGATGATGGACTCGTAGGCGTTGAGTTCGCGCTGGATTTCAACAAGGTCAAAGGAGATGGAGCGGGGGAAAAAGATGGTGGGTAACCTCAGGTACTCCCCCATTGTCAGGGGATGCTCAGGGAATTCCCACTCCTCCTCATGGGCCATCTTGTCATTGATGATGACATTGTAGAAACCCTTTGGAAAATCCTTCACCTTGTTGGGGGGCACATACATCTCCAGCACCATGCAGCTATCCTTTACCTGGATCGTGGTGTTGGAGTAGCCGGTGTACCAGAAGTTGAGGGCGTGTTCGTAGGTGACGCTATAGCCATCGGGCCAGATGGCGTCAGGCTGGGCCTCGAAGTTCCAGCGGTAGTGAATGTCCTCAAGAGTGCGGCGATTGGCCCATAGCATGTCGGGGGAGTCCTCGATTGAGGTGGCACCGGGGCGAGGAAAAGCCCATAGAGTGTTGCCAATATCGAGACTGAGATCGTAGTTGTCCTCTTCCTCCATGACAGGCTGGCCATCTTCCCCCATATCCGGCCCCATCGTTTGCGTGTCATCCATGACCAGTTCGTTGCCGCACTGGGGGCAGAATTGGGGGGGTTCCTCACCGGGCTGCGCCACCGTGTACTTATCACAGTTGCTACACATTGTCCCCTTGGTGTCCTGCATCCCCAGCTTGGGCTTATTGGTCTTGTCGTTCTTGACGCGGATGATGCTGAACATGCCTCCACAGAGGACGAACAACTGGGCACACAACCCGGCCTTGTCGAGAGCCTGTCCCATCTGTTTCTTCAATGACTCCTTCACGACAATATACTCACTCAACTTGGTGCAGACTTGCGACACCATGTTGGCCTGTGGATCGTCCTGGGGCTTCGGGACGGCCTCAATCTCAGGGATTTGGGCAAAGTTGGAGGCAACAGCGTCCACAGTAGGTGAGAAGCGGTTGATGCGGGGCCGGGGCACCCACTCATCCGTCACCTGCTGCGGCTGCCACACTTTGCGTGCATCATCCCAATCGATCCAAGATTGGTTGGCATAGAACAGGAGGGTTTGCCACAGGGATTGGTGGTAGACGACATAGGCATTCTTGCGGTCATTCCACTTGTCCTGGGTGTACTGTAGCATCTTGTTGCTGTCAAGACCGCTGCCGACACCCGGTTCACTGTCAGACTGGCCTTGATTCCCCAGTCCAACCGCCCCCTTGATGGCTTCTAGCAGTCCACCCACGAATAGGCTCCTTTACTGCTACTGCACTACTGGCAGCGCCAAGCGCCATTCACACGGATTGCCAATGCCCCCGTGGAGGCACCAGTGCACGGTGAACTGGCGAGCAAACAGTTGGAGCAGTACACTAACCCGGCGTTGGGGTAGGTGGCTGGCAAGTTGGCGAAGGTGGATTGCGGCAGCATGTGGGCCACCGGGAATACACTCAACGGACGGCTGTCGGTGATGGTGGCGCAGGTAGAAGCGCCACACACTACAGTAGCCAGGGGAACTTCGCCAAAAGCCGCGAATAACAGGGCAGTCGGTACACCAGGAGGCTGCCCCACTAGAGAACCAGGGGCCGTCACCGCCGTCTTGGCGTACACAAGGTTCTGGGGACAGTTGTAGACAATCAGGAAGGTGGTGTTGGCGTACAGCGTGATGTTGTTCTCGGGGATTTGGTCTTGTCCGCCAGAACACCAGACCGGGCCGCCATCGACCTGCATCAGGAAGCCGGATGTGTTGGTGACAGTACCAGCGGCCCCAGTGGAGGTGGTCAACGTGGATAAGTTGGCGGCACCTGCGGCAAAGCCAATGGGGGTAGTGGCACCATACTGGGCCGATACCTTGGAGGGATGATGTAGACCCCCGAGGATGAGAAGGCCACAAGTGAGAAACAGCACCGATAATGCTAGACTACGCTTGATGTTCACTGAGTTTTCTCCTTTTGAAAGTGATCTGTTACGTGATCGGGGTCTTTCCAGGGATTCGGGATGCGGATAGGTTCGGTTATGGGTGGGGGTGGAGGCATAGGCATTACAAGATCAATACCGGCACGGCGAGCCATAGCCTCCATCAAGCGGTCCATGCGCTGGGTGTCTGTGTCGTGTCGGAGGCGCAATGCAGCCACCTCCTCCTTCAACACCTGTACCAGTGCATCCTGGGTCTTGTTACGCCACCACATCAGTTGCCCCCCGCATCGCTGCCGGTGTCGGTAGCGGGGGTGATTGGGGGGGAGCCAGCGCCAATGTGCATACCGTGGCGGCGGCCACCTTGGCCAAAATAGTTGGGCTTCCTGAATCCTTTGCCGCCAAAGTCGGTTTTGCTGGCAATAGCTCCAGATAGTCGGCCTTGAGTTTTCTCTGTGTGCATCAGGACACGTTTGAAACCTGCGCTGGAGTGGGGCTGGGGTGCGCCTTTGTTGGAGCCGCTGTCGTCGCCAACGCCACCTTTGTCGCCGCTGCCGAAGTCCACACCGAAGTCAGCGGTGTTGCCCCGGAAGCCCGCCCCGTCGTCATCGGCCATGCGGCCACTCTTGACTCTCTGCGATAAGTTGAACGCCATCATTGCACCTGCGCCTTAGCTAACACCTCTTGTGATTGCGGGTCTACTGTACAGACAAATTCCGGCACCTGCACGTCCTTGCTGTTGTTGTCGAGTGGGATGGCCATTACCAGCATCAGGCCACCGGCGACTTTTCTGCCCTCGACCCCCTCGGGCTGTATTACATCAGCCACCTTCACAAACAGGTCTTTGGCCTTCCAGTACAACGTACTGCCCTTGTGTATCTCATTACCGATAGCATCCACTACTCTCATGGTCGCAACCTCAGTGTGTAAACTTGCTTTCCACTTTCATGGACAATAGAGCCTCTGTATCTAGCCTCGATATAGGCGCTGAACTCGTCTGAATCGGTGACGAAGATGGCTTCGTGGAGGGCGTAGGGGTGGGAGGTGGCATCGTCAATGGCAAAGTCCACCAGCTTGTCCGCGAGCCGCCGCCGCCCCAGTCCTCGTCCGCAATGGAGTTCGTGGACGATACCACCCGGACGCCACACGAGACATCCATCAGGTGGTTGAACGATGATGCGGTCGAGGTCAGGTCGAACATGATGCCCCTCAAGTATTGGAGGTAACTGGTGCGCGATCTCCATAGCTACCCACTGTCCCCCCACTGCGTTTCCCCTTGGAACTGTTGTTGAATCTCCCCGTGATGCGCTGGGCCATCCTGCCCCCCACGTTACCGGCACCGGGCTGGGGGTTGGTACGGACACCCGGTACACCCTGTTGCCCTGAGTGGCCAAATCCCCCACGGTTGGCTGGAGGTGCGATATTGCTGCGTGTCTGGGGGGAGCCACCATGCCCCGGTAGCCTAGTCTCAGATGGGAAGGATTGACGCCCTACACTGGGCATGCCCCCGCGTGAGGCAGGGTTGCCAGAGCCACCACGGCCCCCATGAATAGAGGTGGAGGTGTACTGTTTCTGCCCCGACTGGTAGGGGCCTCCCTTATGGGCATCGGGCACGCGCTTGGCATTCCGCACCACGGGGGCTGCGGGGCCGCCGCCACTGTTGGGGTCGGTGAAGCCGTGGCTATCGTCGTTTTCCAGTTTGGCCCCCTTGGGCATCGACATCGCTGGCCACTTGGCACCCATATCACCACCTCACTTGAATGCTTTGCCGTATCCGCCCTTGCCAATACGCTGCGGTAGCCCCTTAGTTGGCGTAGCAGCAAAATCCCTCAACTGGCGCTCGTTCATGCCGGTTTGAGTAGGGCGGCCAGCCTGCTTGCGAGCAAGTTCGCCGCCCATGAAATGCTGCTGCGCTACTGAGGTAGAGGGCATGGTTACTTGTGTGTGATATTCCCCAGCGCGTCCGTTGTGGCCGCTGCCGGTGTTGAAGGCGGCACGGCAGGACTGGCGACGGTGGAACCCGCCGGGACAGCGGCGATAGGTGTAGGTACCGGGGACGGGGGAGGCGGCGGATTCACCAGTAAGTCCTCGGCCTTCTCAGCGGCGGTGGCGCTTGTGATAGTTGCGGTCAGAGCGTCGATGTCGGCTTGATTGACGATCACTTGCCCCGGCTGTAGCCCCGGAGTCTGGTTCGCCAGTAATTTGGTTACATCAGCGGCAATCTGCTGGTTCTCGGTGATGAGGTCCGCGACTGCCTGCTGCAATACTCCTAGTCCTTGATTCACTGTTGACATCAGATCATCTCCTTGTTTCTCTATTCTATCTAACTTACGGAAAATCGCTTCCAACTGGTGGTGCAGCACATACTCATCCATCTCCATCTCACCACTCATTGCAACCTCTCAGGGAACCATGTCTGCCCACCCGCACCACCTGGAAACCATTGGGCGGGATTGGCGGGGGCACCAAACTTTTTGTCGAAGGTGGCCATAGCCTTCACGGCCTTCTGCCCATGAGTATCCATCGCCAGGATGTCCTTCTTGGTGAAGCGGGGAGGCTCGGGCCGGGACATTACAATGTAGCGGACGCAATCAATCCAGTGGTCGGGGCCGACATACTTCAACTCATTGCGGTCATTGCGAACGCGCTTCCAGCCCCTCAACTCCTTAATACCGGCGCGGTTGCGTTCCTGAATAATGAAGATAGAGGGGGATGGGCGGGTATTGAGCCACGGATGGACATGGACAGGCTTCACTTGGAAGTACTCCTGCATCATGTCCACACCGGCCTCCATTGTGTTGTGGGCGGCAAGGGTGGGGAGGCCAATCCTCCAGTAGAGGTCCTGGATAGATGTCAACTCATTGTTCGCCATCTGTGTCTTGGCCTGGGTGGAGGGGTCGATAAGGCAGTACTCAAAGAAGTCGATGGAGGGCCACTGGTTGAAGTTGCGGCCCGTGTAGTCATCGGCCATGCCCTTGCACCGTTTGGCCCAGTAGTCAAACTCCCGCTTGATGGAATGGCCGTGCTCACTGATCATGCGCTCAGCGCCTTCGTCGGTACTGTAGTAGCTGCCCAGTACAATGATGTTGCCGTCAGGATCAATGCCAACACAGGGGGCGGCAGTCACGCCGGTAGAGGCGTGGTCAAGGCAGCCAACAAGGGAGAGAGTGCGGAAGTAGTCGGGCGGGATGTCCTTTTCGTGGACAAAGTGGTACCGCTCATCAATCGTTTTGAACACCTGCCCCTCGACGCTGCCCCAGACGCCATCGAGGTACTTCTTGACCCAGATTTCTGGAGTATTCCCCTTTCGCAGTTCATCTTCCCAGCCGGGGGGCAAGTACACGTTGTCGCGGGGGAGGGAACGCACGAATATCTGTTTGCCATTGGTGACGACAGGCTTGTGGTCCCCCGCCTGCTCGATGAGGGGGAGGAAGCGGTCCTCCACCCAGCCAGCCTCAGGATTAGTGGTCAGCAGCGCCATGAAGGGAGGGAAGCCTCCATTACGAGGGTGCTGCCCACACTTCTTTGTGGTCCAATCCATATGGGGACACTGGCATGGCGGCAGTTCCCAGCACAGTTGGGCAAGGTACATCAGGTAGGTGGACTCGCTGATCTCGCTTGGCTCATCCACCCAAATCCACCCAGCTTCCTTCCCCTTGCTGGACTCTTCCTCAGTTTGGTCGGATAGTCCACTGTACACAATCTTCGACGGGACACCGGCAGTGCGAATGAGTATCCAGTGTTCGGTATGGTTGTGCTGCAAGATCAACTCAGGGGGACATATCCGCAGGAATGTTTCTAGTGTAGATTCGCGCAGGTCGGTGAGGTCTTGGCGCAATATATAGCCTTTATTGCCGGGGAACAGCACCGACAGCATGATGGCCTTCAAAGACCCGGCCACTGTCTTACCACCGCGCTTTGCACCCCCGAATAGCTGCTCTTTCTCGGCGGCATTGATGAAGTCGGTTTGGCGTGCTGATGGGGGCTTCCCGATGGCGATAGTGGTGCCTCCAACCTGGGCACCTATCCCCGGCGCACTCACAGGGCCGCCAACGCTTCCTCTGCCACCCTCACGCTGGCGAGGTACTGCTTCAGGGTCGCCGGTGACATCCCGGCAGTGTCTCGGGCAGCCAACACGGAGAGGGCACGCTCGGCCACCATGCGGGATATTGACAACCTCGGGGGGGCCTGGGGTGGAACAGGCTGGACTGGAACAGTGGGTGCTGGAACGGTATGGACTGGAACTCGATTCCGTAATTTAGTGGGGCGCGTGTGGGGTGGAATATGGGTAGGGTTCGTGTGGGGCAGCCCGGCCCGGGGCGATTCCAGTACCTTCAACTGTACTTCAGCCGGGGTATTACTCTCTCGCCTACATTCTACAGTGTTATCCCATTCTACACTAGTTTGTACACTCTCTGGCGTGTGTACACTAGTGTGCAATGGCGCTGGCCCTGCTACTGTACCGCGCACCGTATGTACACCCTCTACTGTAGCAGGCACCACACCCCACGCGGGCATTGCGCCCCAAGCGATATTGATCGTGCCTACTGTAGGGCGATCATCGTTCGAGCTAGGCTTGCCATCTACTGTATCGCGGATGAACGTTGCAGCGGCTGTCTCCGTTGACGCCCGCTCGATAGCGCCGTCCACAATGCAAGCAAGGCGAGTAACGCCCGGCACGATCTCCATGCGTAATTGCTTGAGTGCTTCCCGTCTAAACTTGGCGCTACGGGGGCGTCCGCCGGGGTTTGGGGTGCTCCCAGGTTTAAACCGGGTAGCATAGCCTCTTTGTTGCTGTACGGTGCTGAGGATGGCAGGGATTGCCATTTGTGAGGGTGTCTCAGCTAGTTCTAGGTCCACGCGCTATCGATACCACACCCTCTGCCCCTTTGTCAAATGTAAAATTTAGTTTGGCATCTTAAATGCATTATAGACAACTATGCTTAAATGCACTAAGATGGGGCTGTAGTCCAATCCACCCCACACGGACAGTGGGGGTACAACAAGAGAGGGAAATACGATGCAAGCTAAATTCAAGGGTACATGCGGAGTATGTGGCAGGCAGATCAATGTTGGCGATGAGATCAGTTGGTCGCGCCAAGAGAGGGGGAAGGCGTATCACAGGGCATGTAAGCCAGTGGCGACCGTGATGCCGGATGAGAAGCTATTAGCGGCACTCAAGCTACTCCTCACTAAGACTGAGGCAGACTCAATGCCGGATGAGTTGACAGAGGCAGAGGTAGAGGCATTGCCTGTGCCAGTGGCAGAGGTAGCAAAGCCTGTGGCCAAACCCACCAAACACAAGCTAGACAATCTATCTCCGTGGTACGACATTCTCACCGCTGTATTACCGTACAGCGACCGCATCCTCCTGATTGGCCCCCCATCCACTGGCAAGAGCACCACTGCCATGTTGTATGCAGGGGTACAGCACAGGGTGACAATGACAGAGACTACCTCGCGTGAGGACCTGATTGGGATGTTCCACCTGATTGAAGGCGCGACAAAGTGGGTGGATGGCCCATTCACCTCTGCCATGCGCAAGGGTGAGGCGGTATTGGTGGATGAGATAGACAGGTATTCCCCCGAGTGTGCATCCCTACTGTACTCCCTCATTGATGATCAACCCCACATTAGCTTGCCCACTGGCGAGTTTATCAAGGCCGCCAAAGGGTATAAGGTGTTAATGACAACCAATGACGGCATTGAAACCCTGCCAATCGCTGTACAGGACAGAGTGGAAGTATTGATTAGCGCCAACGTCCCACATGAGGCAGCACTAGCTGGCATGGACAAGGCACTCTCACAGGTGGTGTACCACTACTACAGCGCGATTCCTGCCAAAGTGTGGAAAGGTACTCCCACAGTGAGGCGCATGCGTACCTTCACCCGCTTGCTGGCGGCATCCATACCACAGCAAGTGGCCGCTAACCTTGTGTTTGGCTCAGGTGCCAAAGAAGTACTGTCGGCCATCACATCGGCAGAGGCAGGTGTACGGTGAACTACAATAACGCAATCAATCCCAAACAAGATAGCTACCCCACTGAGGTGATGCCTTCGAGGTCCGGTAAGATTAGGAAGGTGACAGCTAGGAATGTGGAAGGTGGGCTAGGGGGGTACACTAACCCTGCCACTGGCGAGGTAACAATCCCCACTGGCGACAATGCCAAAGAGCGTACCATACGCTACCATGAGGCATTGCACGCAGAGTTCACCCCGCGCAAGGCCACACCCCGAGACATACTAGATCAGGCCCTGGAGGATGGGCGACTACATCGGCATTGCAGCAAATCGGTATCCTCTAGGTTCTTCCAAGCTAGGCGGGATGAGTTAGCAATGGCGCTAGTGGAATTGCGCCAGTCTGCCCGTTGCCCCATTAGCCCAATCAACAATGTTGTCCTGTTTCGCTCGCTGGCCATCCTGAGTGCGGCACCAATGAAGGATGGGCATGCTAGGTTGCTGGACAGGCGATTTGCGAGACTGGGGAAGGATGCAAGGGGGAAGTTTGAGAGGACACTCGCACTACTTGCTGACAGGGCAAACTGGGAGGATGCACGTAAAGTGTTGGCGTCCTACTTTGCTGAACCAATGGCAGGGGGGGATAGTGGCAGCAAGCCTACGGCACAACCCGACAAGGATAAGGGCAGTGATAGCGACAGTGACTCTACCCCTGCCAAGTCTGCCCCTCAACTCCCTCAGCCCAAACCTGAGGTAGATGAGGATGAGGGGGAGAGTGGTAAGGGTGACAGTGAGGATGAGGATGATGAGGATGGCAGTGAGGACAGTGAGGACGGAGATACAGACAGTGATGAGGATGGGGAAGAGGATGAGGATGAGGATGGCGACACAGGCAAGTCTGAAGGTGATAGTGACAGT